TTCTTGAATACGGATGCCATCTGCAAAATACTTCGTAGATAACATCTTGTGCATTTAAGAAGTCAGTGACAGCAGGATCAGTTAAGTAAGCGGCAATCAGTTCTGGAGTGTACAAGTAAAATTTACTAGTACCTTCGTAGCCCATTTCAATCATGTGTTGCATAATAGGCAACGGAGTTTGCCACCATACTGGTTTGTTCATATCGTCTAAGTTAGGCAATCTAGGCAACTCTAGTTCAGGCGTTACGTAAGTTTTGTACGGGGCAAACACAATATCTCCACCTGCCATTACATAGCAATAGTTAGGACAAACAAAGTCCATAGTAGCACACTGAATTAATGTATGCACGCCTGTAAAGCCGTATTTTGCCGCATATTCTTTGCCCTTGGTAGCGTAAAACTCATCAACGTTTATTTCAAATTTGATATGCTCTACGTTATACTTTTCGCAAAACGCATAAGCAGTCTTAATGTCATGCCCGTTAACTAATTTACCTTCGCTGTCTAGCATGTTAAGAATAACAACTTTGAAAGGAATGTTAGCTTCCCTAAACGCCAAGCAGGCCATTTGACTATCGCTACCGCCGCTTAGTCCTATGATAATAGGCTTAGTTGCTTTACTGGCAATAAGTCTTGCCGCATTGATACATTCTTCCCTGAAGCGCATAACAGGGCGTCTAGTAAAGCCTAATTGAATTTTGTATTGTTTGGCGGGATCTGCGCGGTTGTACCACTCATCACCAAAACCCCATTTAAAATGATTGTTCTCTGTGTATTCAAACTGTAAGTCCATAATTTTTATTCCACCACTGTCTGTTTTTAAAGCCTATAGAACGTATAGGTCTTTTTAAGTCTAAGTCTAATTGCCAAATAAGATATGATAGGTATGTATTGCAGTTAGTTTTTAGTAAATTAAACTTTGTAATAGGATACTTCTTTGTAACGTACAACAAGTCACTGAATTCCACCGCTGGACAACTATCTACAATATAAGGCTTGTGTCCAAACCACTTTGCATTGTACACCCTGTTTGTAATGTAAGGTGCTTTTTCGTAATAGTCCATAGTACCCGCATAAATGGCATTATGTCCTTGTACCTCTAGTGTTTCTCTATCTGTTACTTCTGCTACAAACCAAGTGCTACGAGATTTATCGTAGCAGGCAAAGTACGAATGGGTACCACCTAAGTACCCTTTTAAATGCCACGCTTGTGCTTGCAAGTAATACGATTTAGCAGGATCTAATGTTAACGTTAAATCCTGACTAATATCACATTCTTTCCAATCCTTAAAAATCATGCATCAGCCTTTTCAAAATCTTTGTAAGGGCTAGCAGGACTTTGTTCCATCTTATAATAATTGTCATGCTGGCGGTCATAGGCCGCACGCCAGTTAACAACGTCTGCGTCCCAGTTACCAGTAGGAGCAGGATCGTGTTGCATGTAATTGTATTCATCTACGCCGGCAACCATTACTGTTGATTCTGGGCTAATGTTTAGAATAGGTTTACATTCTGTACTAGCTAAAATCATACCCATAGCAACACGAGCAGTATCTGCTCGATTAGGGCCAGATCCGTGAATGATATAAGGACTATGTAATAATACACTACCTGCAGGTACTACAGTCTTAATTCGTTCCTTAGGTAGGTCCTCGTCTACAGTTTGTCCACGCATTAACAAGTTAGTGTCTGTTTTAACATCTTTATGTTTGCGTTGGAATACACGATGACTGCCTTGTACATATTCAATGCTACCGTGTTCTTCTGTAACATCGTCAAATGCAAACCAAGCAGTTACGGCTAAATGCTTTTTGTCAAAGTTCCAATATGTAGCGTCTTGGTGAAAGCTAACGTCCTTGCCATCGCCTGGCTTCTTGACCCAAAACAATGTGTCCCAACAATGAATGTTAGGACCAATTAGTTGTGTTAGTGCTTCGATAAGTTTAGGGTTACGACTAATCTTATCAACAAACGGAAATAATACATTGCTCTTACAGCGATAGTCACTGTTCATAAGCGACAGTTTTTCTTCTGCTTCTAATACTAGCTTTTTAAATTCTAAGGCTTCTTCCTTAGACATAATTTGTACTGGCCCAACCCAGCCGTTTTGTTCGAATTGTTCTTTTAATGTCATGCTATTGTCTTTTCCATACGTAAGAAGTCAGGCTTCATGCCCACTGCTTCACAGCTTGCTTGGCGGACTTTATTGTTGACATGTACATGGCTAGCAATTCTTTTAGACCCAGCATTTTTTACAATCTGTTCAAAGTGTCTATGAATAATAGAATACAATCCTCTGCGACGATAACCGTCTTCAATACAGCTAAACACAATCCATGCAGTTTTGTAATTGTCGTCTAGGATGTCGTAGACAATGTGTCCTACAACATTGCCGTCAATCTCTGCGTAAACTGCCTTGCTTTTATTTGTACCAAAGATAAAAGGATTAGAATGTCCATCCTGGATCAACTGTGCATAGTTTCGTAAGAAAAAAGGAAGCACAGGGCTACCGCCGATAGCCTGCGCCATTCTAATCTGTACTTCTGCACCAGTTTTGTCTGTTTCTTTTGCTACTAGAATATCTGCCATGTTAAACCTCAATCATATCTACGTCTAGTCCAAACGTAGTGAATCCGTTTTCTTTTGTGACTTGTAGGATTGTATTTACACGGCTGACCAGTTCGTCTCTGTGACTAATCAAGAAGATGTTTTTGTTCTGCTCCCGGGCCATTTTCTTAAGAATACCCAAGGCGCTGTCTACGCCGTTTGGATCCATACCCGAATCAATCATCTCGTCAATGAACAAAATGTTAATAGGGTTGTTTAGGCTTTCATAAACATCGCGGAAGCTCCAGCTCAAGCCCAGGATCAAACGATTACGTTCGCCACGACTTAAATTGTCAAAGTCGAACTCTTGGCCCAACTGACTAATCAACACGCTTAAATCGCTTTGGAACTTAACTTCGTGTGGTAGTGCTAGTTTTTCTAAGTAGTACTCGAGTCTATGATTCAAGTAGCTCAAGTTTTGTTCAATAATCTTCTTGCGGATAAAACTGTCTTTGTTTGTTAACAACTTTAACAAGAAGTCTTGGTGTTCAATTAATTTAGTAAGTTCGTTAATCTTAGTCCAGTCTAGCTCAGACAATGCTGTGGCCTTCAAATGATTAATTTGTTCGTCATAAGGGTCTGACTCTAGCAGTTTGTTTTCCAGCTGGTTGTATGTGTTGTCTAATGTAGTCTTGTGATTAATAGCATCGTCCAAACTTGCATACTTTAGAACAGGACATGCACCTAAGTCGCCCAATGCAAGTATTGCATCACTGGCTTCAGTTTCTAGCGCAAGTTCTTTGTCTAAGTCTGTTTGAATTAACGCTACTGCTTCTTTAATTTCATTTAGCATTGCTTCTTGCTTAGTATCATGAATATCTTGGCCACAGGCGTGACACTTGTGATCTTCTGCTTTTTGTAATGCGTTTGTTAGCTCGCCAATTTGAATGTTCAACCGTTTTACTGCACTTTGGTGTGTGCTTAAATCTTTGTTAAGACGTTTAAGTTTACTTTCTTTTTCACGCCATGTAGTTACCAATTGGTGATTTGCCAGCTCGACATTAATGTCGATGTTTTCTAATTCTTCGATAGCACGTTGCAACATAACAATGTCTTCGTCATGCTTTTTAAGCCATACACCACTACGGCGTTCTAAGTCTTCAATGGAAGTCTTAATCTTGTTATTGCTTTCTTGTTGTGCTTTGATTCTAAACTCTTCTTCTTTTAAAGAGTCCCTGCTAGCTTTGGCATGTTCTTTCAACATGTCTGCTTTTTCACTTAACAATGTAATGCCCAACAACTGCTCAATAATAGCACGTTGGTCATTGGCTTTCATGCTCAAGAACGGCTCTGTAAAAGTATTAAGAGCTAGGATATGTTTGAACATATCATAACTCATACCCAATACTTGTTCAATATGTTCTTGTGTTAAGCGATTCTCTCCCTGTCCTTCGTCGCTAGCGTTGTCAGCAATCTCGCTTTCGTTGACAATGAATTTGAAAATGTTAGGCTTACGACCTCTTTCGATTCTGTACTTTGAACCATTCTTTTCGAAGTCGATAGTAACCAGCATATTTTTGGCATTGGTTTTGTTAACAAGATTGTCTTTCCTAATGTTTGTAATGGCTTGACCATACAAGCCATAGCATAGTGCATTAACTAAAGTAGTTTTTCCTGTTCCGTTACGACTGCCATCTCCGCCCAAGTCCATGTTGTTACCTAAGACAAGAGTAAGGCCGTGTTGATCTAGTTGTACAGCTTGGGTCACATTGCCCACGCTCATAAAGTTTTTTATTGTTAAGTTCTTGACTTTAATCATAAGCTACAGTTTAATGTAATCCGTTGTAAATGTCAATAAGCAATTGAGTATCGATTACTTTGCTGTCGATAGACGTTAATTGGTTTAGTACAATTGTGTCCACGCTTTCGAAGTGTATCTCTCCGCCATCCCATTCGGTTGAATGTTCTTCTTTCTTACCCGGGATAAAACTAATTTCTCGTAGCTTGTACGTATCCATAAAGTTTTCTTTTAAGAACGTGCTTTCTTCGTAACTAATGTCTACGTCAACGGTAACACGAATAAATGTGTTGCTGTTCAAATAGTAATCTGGATTTTCAATTAGTTGTGTAAGTGTAACAGTTCTAAAACGAGGCTGTTCGTCCCATGTAAGATACTCTGGCTTGCTTCCCCATTCCAGTAACATCATACCACGTTCATCGTCGCCTGCATCTGCATAATTGTGCGGAAATGCATTACCGATATAATGAATGTTACCGCGACTTTGGCGTTTGTGGAAATGTCCACTAAACACGTATTCTTGATTAGGAAAGTGTCCGCTGTTCAATCCGCCGTGATCCGGCATAGCAACCATGGCGTTCATATAAAAGTTAGGCAGTTCAAAATGTCCAAATACATACCGCTCTTTAAGGTTACGCATCTTAGTCCATTCGTCTTCTACCAGCCACGGGATAATAGCAACGTCGCCCAATTGCATAACTTCATCGACCATAACAATGTTATCAATGTTCTTGGCAAACGGCAAACTGTTTAGTTCACGCTTTTCCCTGTAGTACAAATCATGGTTACCAGTAATAAAGTAAACCTTTTCAAAGTTCTTGCTTAGGGTTTCTAAATTGTTAACAGTATAGTTCAATGTACTAACGTTAACAGTGGCACGGTGATGATGCCAGTCGCCCAAGAAGATACAAGTTTCAGCGCCAGCTTCTTTGGCAGTTTTACAAAACCAATTAATAAAGTTTTCACAATCTTGGTTATGCGCTTTACTGTTTTGGCGCATACCAAAGTGGATGTCCGTGAAGCAAGCAACTTTCTTAAACAGATTTGTCATTGTCATTTCCTTTTAACTTTTCATTAGCTAATCTCCTTTTCTTTTCTCTAGGGGATTCGCATCGCTGTAGTAGCCTACTAACACTAGTATCGCCAATTTTAGCCCAGGTTACTGCTTTGTTTAAATACTCTCTGATACGCCGGTCTTCTGGACTATCTAAAGTGTCAAGGCTTCGATCTTTCTTTCGAGTTATTGCTAATTTTTCCTTGCCAGAAATTTGATGATCGATAATCCTCTTGCGAGTCATTTACACTAATTCCTCTAAAATACCCAGGCATTCAGCTAACATCAAGAACCCTGCTGTAACTTTAAGCCAAGCAGTCATTAGTTCAGGATTTGCTCCTGCTAGAAATAGTGTTACGAATCCAGTGATGCGTAAAAAACTTTTTACAAGGCTAACATAAAAATGTCCCTTGCTTGTATCTTTAGGTTGAACTTCAATCATTAACTTCTCCTGTTTCTACTTCTGCGTCAGCATCTGCTTCCGCTTCGGCAGCTTCGGATTCACGTAACGCATTATTGCGTTCACGTTCTTGGGCCATTAAAGCCTCATACTCTAGCTGTCTAGTATAGCTAGGCAACTGTCCGTTGTCAATTAATAAGTCATCGCGGATAACTTGGTTTTTCTTTTCGATGTTAAGAATACGAGTAAAACTGTTAGTAATAGCGGCTGTGTAATAAGCAAACGGGTTTTCAGATTTTGATTCATCAAACTGTAGGCCGATTTGACTTAGCTGTAGTAATGCCTGTCCGCGCATTTCTTCTACGTAAGTGTAACCACGCCAATTGGAGCGCATACTATAACGTTCGCAGAGCTTAATATACATTTGTGCCAAGCCGCGAGTAGTTTGTCCATGGTCAACACTAAACACACCAGTGGCCAAATCGCCTTTCCAATGGCTACGGGCTACTTCTTCCCATGCACCGTTTACTTTGGCAAAATGCTTGTATGGGGGAAAGTTAACTTTACTGTGGTAATCGCTGGTAATTTTTGGCTTGTTTTTGCGCCCAGGTTCTTCGGGAATGTGTTCAAACGTCATCAGTCTAATGATCAAGTCGTCTGCATTGATTGTTTCTGGGTCTACTTTGTGTTGGATAGCTTTGGGTTTTTCGCCCTTACTGTTACGCACTTCTTCCCACTCTTTGACAGCGGCTTCGTGCGCTCTGGCACTTAGTACGCTGGCTCTGTTAGCTTTTGCTTCTGCAATGACGCCGTTAGGGTATTTTTCTGTAGGAGTGTCGTTGAAATCGTTTAAATCACGTACAATAATGTCATATTGAAAGTATTCTGGGGCTTTGAGCCAAGAGTAAGTCATCTTACTTTTATGAATTTCTTTAAGCAATTCTTTGTTGCTTAGGTATATTTTAGGTGCGGTCATAAGAGCATTGTAGCAGTTTTGTATGACAAGAGTCAACACTTGTCAACGTCGAAAAACACCGTTTTTACTTGCCATAAATATTAGATAAGGATCCGTAATTATGAGATTTAGTCAAATTAGCAAAAACTTTGTAGTAGTCTATCCAGGTAGATTCCAGCCATTCCACTTGGGACATAGGGGTGTTTACGACCATTTAGTCAAGCACTTTGGCTCAGGTGCAGTTAGTATTGCTACCAGCGACAAAGTCGAACTACCTAAAAGTCCTTTTAGTTTTGCAGAAAAGAAAGCACTAATGATGCTTACTGGTGTACCTGGAAATGCAATTGTACAAACTAAAAACCCATATCAAGCGCAAGAGATTACAGCGCAACACAACCCTGCTAAAGACATTCTAGTATTTGCAGTCAGTCAAAAAGATATGGACGAAGATCCTAGATTTAAGTTTGGGACTAAGAAGGACGGCAGTCCAAGCTATTTACAACCTTACAAAGAAGATTTCGATTTCGCTACATTTGACAAGCATGGCTATGTTTACGTTGCTCCTACAGTACAGTTTAAGATACTGGGACAAGAGATTCAAAGCGCCAGCGAGATTAGACGCATGTTTGCTGAATCAGATACAGAAACAAAAATGAAGTTGTTTACTGAGTTGTTTGGTAAGTTTGATCAGAAGTTGTTTAACATGGTAAATGCTAAACTAGGAGCTATCCAACATGATTGATTATACAAAACGTGTGGCTCTGGCTAGCAAAAAAGGCATAGCTGACCCATTGTTTACTAGTCCTATACTAACTCCACTAAAGCAGTTTGGCGGAGTTATGTTCCCTTACATGCCTGACATCCAGTACGATGCTAGGGCAATATGGCAGGGTATTGACTTAACGCACACTAACTATAGCCCACAGGTTTATCAAAGAACAGAAAACCCTAAGATAAGTATTAACGGTGCTAAGTTCACAGCCAGCACAAAAGAAGAAGCAGAGTACATGGTTGCGGTTATGCACTTCTTTAAAACAGTTACAAAAATGCACTTTGGTGTAAATGACAGTCTGCGTGGTAGCCCACCTCCTGTACTAGAATTCAGTGCCTACGGTCCTGCTATCTTCCAAAGTGTTCCTGTTGTTATTAGTGCAGTCAACTATCGCTATCCTAGTGATGTAGACTATACACCAGTTGATACACCGATTGGCCAAGTTGTTGTTCCTGTAGTTTTAGAAATGACAATTGATTTAGTAACACAATACAACACTAACCCAATTAAGAATCAGTTTAGTATTAAAGATTTTGCAGACGGCAAGTTAGCTAAGAAAGGATACATTTAATGGCATCAACATACGCATCAAGTAGTCCTTACGCCAATACACGAGTTAATCGTTTTTACTTGGACTTAGCCAAACTGCCGTCTATATCGTTAGACGGTACAGAAATAGAAGTTACAATTGAACCCAAATACAACCACCGCCCAGACTTGCTGGCCTACGAAGCATACGGCTCAAGTAAGCTATGGTGGATTTTTAGAGCAGTTAACCCAGACGTGCTCAGTGACCCAGTGTTTGATTTTAAAGCTGGCAAGAAGATTAAATTATTAAGTAAAGACAGAGCAAAGACATACCTATAATATGGCAGATAATAAACCCCCAATGAGTCCAGCCGATACGGTTGCCTTCAATGAAGGACGAGCTAACGCAGCTAACAACATCAACGCTAGAGCAGAAGCACTGAAAAAGCCTGAGACAATCAAGGCAGTGGACCAAGCCGACAAAAAGGTTACACCTGTACAAGTTGACATTGTTAAGAGTGCAGAAGCTATGGGAAGTTTTAGGCCTAACGTACTAAACGATTACCAAAACATTGCGTACTACCTGCGCCTTACAATGATTCATCCACAGCTATTACAAGACTGGAATCCTGCTCAGGGCGTAGTTATTGCAGAAACTGCAACTACCAGCGACATGATTATCAGTGAAGCAAACATTAAGACTGTTTGTAACTGGGATAGCAAAACACAAAACGTAGTTGCAACCACAGGCGAAATGACCATCGTTGAACCATTGGGTGTTCGCTTCCTGGATAAACTAGTACGCACAGCAAACGCATTGCGTATTTCTAATCATACTCAAGCTCAATACTATCTTGAAATTACGTTTAAAGGTACTGATCCTACCAGCGGGGAAGAAGTATTCATTCCGGGCTTGTATTACATTTGGCCAATCGTATTCCGCAGAGTAGATATGGACATTACAGAACGTGGCGGACAGTATAAGATCCAATTCGTTCATTTGGAAGTAAGTGCCCAAGAGCTTGTTGTTGAAAACTTAAAAGACATTGTTAACGTGGCCAGCTCCAGTGTCGGAGAATACTTTGAAGGCCTGCAGACTGCATTGAACAACAAAGAAAAGCAAAAGGTATACGTAAGTAAAATTATCCCCAACGAGTACGAATTTATTGTTGATCCAGAAATTGCCAAATACAAGTTTGCTAACTTTAACCCAGGTAAGATTGCTACTACCAAAAGCACACAAACAAGTGCAGATGGCAAGGGCAAGCAAGTGTTCCGTGAAGGTTCGGGTATCTTAGGTTTGATTAATGTTGTACTCGCTGGTACAGATGAAATGCAACAATTGCAACGTGTGGAACGTAAAGGTAGTGCAGGTAACGAAAAAGGCTTACCTAGCAAAGTTACACCAGACGAAGCCGCAGATCCATACAAGTTTTTCCGTGTGCAAACATATACTCAAGCAATTGAGTTCGACAGCTACACCAAAGACTACGCTAAAAAGATTACATACAAAATCATGCCATTCATCACACCGCAGATTGTTACACCTGCGGACCAAGATGCACAACAAGGCGGTGATGATGCTACAAATAAAGAAACAGTTAAGAAGCGTTACGAAAAGCTAAAAGTGCTTAACATGCTGAACAAGCGTTATGATTACTTTTATACTGGATTGAACACTGAAGTTAGATCCTTTAAGATTACACTAAACAATGCCTTCTTCCAACCTGTGCCTACTAACGGAACAGCGTTTGCAGATACAAGCCAACACGGTCCGAAGATTAAAGGAAGTCCAGACGGCGAACGTGCAGAAATTGACAAAGCTCGTAAGGAGTGGAAGGACAATGCACAAAAACTAAAAGACGTTCGCGAAGGCAAAGGCGTTTACTTGTTTAACAACAGGGAAAAAGAAGAAGCTCGCTTGGTACAAGAGCAAGCCAATAATCCTGTAATGAAAGCAAAACAAGAAGCCGCAACTACATTGTTAGGTCCTATTAAAAAGTTTGGACAAAATGCTCCTAAGGCTGACCCACATCAATTGCGTATTACTGGTTTAACATATCAGGACAGCGACGGTGTTGTTGACGATAATAGTGTTAACGCAGGCTGGTTGTTGAATAGATTTTTAGAAGACGATACAGATAAAGAAAGCACAGAAGGCGTAGAAAGTCCGTTCAGTAACAACCGTGGTAGCTTTGGTTATATCTTTAACCAGCTACGTGCCAGCGCAGACTTGTGTGCTATTGATATTGAAATTGTTGGCGATCCATTCTGGTTCGGTACACCTAACAGTATTTTGTTGGAAAAGCTAGGCGGTAACTCGGAGATGAAAAACTCTAACATGACCCTGGCAGACTACAACAAAGGCGGCAACTATTTTTATCTAACAGTTCAAACACCTAGCGATTATGATCCTACAGATGGCTTAATGAAGTTCGATCAGAACCAAATGATTTCTGGATTATACTTGGCCACTACTGTTGAGCACACATTTAAAGGTACATTTGTACAAAAGATTCACGGTGTACGTGACGCTAACATTATTGCCAGCTACTTAGGTGTTAGCAAAGAAGCTATCGAGAAACAACAAAAAGACAGCCAAAATGCAGTTAATGCTAGCAAAGGCGCAGTACAACAACAAGCGGATTCGGCAGGAGCCAAAGTTCCATCAGCAAAGAATTAATAAATGGCAATTAGTAACGCGGCCAGTAAAGTAAGGCCACAGTCAAGGGACGATACAGCTAGTAGAATTAATATGCCCATGGGCATATATCTTGCCATTGTCAAAGATAATGCAGATGACAAAGGCATGGGCAGACTGCGTGTATGGATTCCTGAATTTAAAAGCGATCCAACAGACAGCGCATCATGGACCACAGTAAGTTATGCGAGTCCATTTGCTGGCGCCAGCGACCCACATGCTACAGGTTCTAACCCAAAGAGCAGTACAGAAACGCAACGTGCATACGGCATGTGGTTTGTACCTCCTGACGTCAACAACGAAGTACTAGTCTGTTTCCCTAACGGAGACATTACTAAAGGCGTATGGTTTGCTTGTTTATATCAAGACTCTAACACATATACTGTTCCGGGTATTCCGTTTGGTAAGACCTACGGCGATACAACTAATGCTGAAACTTATCCTAGTGCAGAAAAGAATAAACGCGACTTAGACAACGACTCTACATTGCGCCCGCGCCATCCAACACTGGCAGATGCATTAGATGATCAAGGTCTAACTACAGACTTCTTACGCGGCAATAGTACCAGTGGCGCACAACGAGACGACATAAGCAAAGTATACGGTATCCTAACTCCAGGACAACATCAGTTTGTTATGGACGACGACAGCAAGAACGCTTACATTAGATTACGTACACAAAACGGCGCCCAGATTTTTATTAACGATACGTTCGGTATGATTTACTTAATCAACCGTGACGGTACTGCATGGTTTGAATTAAGTGCAGACGGACACATCGATGCTTACGCCGAAGGTGGCATTAACATGCATACCTTGGGCGACTTTAACATTCGTGCAGGCAAGGACATTAATATGGAAGCCGCCGGCAAGATTCAAATGAACAGTGGTTCGGATCTTAAAATTAGTGTAGCAGGCAACGGCAACTTAATTGTAGGCGGAGATTTACGTATTGGCGCTATGGGCGGAACACACGTGGGTGCTGGCGGCAATTTAGTATTAGGTGGTGCACAGTTACACTTAAACGGTCCTGCTCCCGACAGCCCAGAAGGCCCGGACGAAAACGGCCTTGCAGTTAACTCTAGTGTTCGTAGCAGTATTGCAAGCCGTGTGCCCGAACATGAGCCATGGCGCGGCCACGTTAACTTACCTAACCCAGGCTTAGTAAGTAAAACTCGCAGTGAACAACAAACAGCCGCCGACGGTGGTCCAGGTTTACCTGCTGACCCTAACGCAAGTTCTACTCCGTTGGATACAACTGGTATTGAACCTAATGCAAACGTAGACACAAAGAATCAAGTTGACATAACAGGCATGCACTTGAGTAAGCCTGGCGCTGATTTTATTCTAGGCATGGAACGTTTCCGTCCAGTTGAGTATTGGGACTTTAGAGCACATAGCATTGGATTCGGACACTTGCAAGACGGTAAGAAATACGACAAGCCTAGCGACTTTGAAAACGGTATGACTTACGATGCCGCTTATAACAAGTTCTTAGTTGACGTACAACAATTTGAAAATGCAATTAAGAATGCTTTCAAAGGTTGCAAGATGACGCAGAACCAATTCGATGCTCTAGTAAGTTGTGCATACAACATGGGTGCCGGCGGCATGGGCGGGTTGTCATATAAAGGCAAAAACATTAAAGAATATGCCAAAGCCAATGATTTTGAAAACGTAGCTAACTGTATTAGTAGCTGTCCACACGAAAATGCTCGTCGCTTGAAAGAAGCACAAGTAATGAAGTCAGGTAACTACCCACAGGGCTTAACAAGAGTACAGTTAGAAAAGGAAGGTTACAAAGTAGCCAAAGGACAAATTGAAAATAGCAAAGCACAAGTCAAAGGACCTGAACTAAGTCCAGGCCGCTACAAGCCTATTTTCGGAGCCCCAACAGAGATACAGAAACGCCAATGGGCAGGCGTTAAAGGCAATGCAGTAACATGATATATGAACTAAAAGGAATTAACTTTCCTAATAGGTGGCAAGACGCAGACTTAAAGTGGATCAACTGGGATAAGATACATGTTGCCCAACACAAGAAGTCAGTGACACCATTGGGAGAACAAAAGCAGGAATTTCTAAACAGTATTCCTGCCAGTGTAGCGGATATTGCCATAGAGCCTAGCTATAGCATGTATGGTCCCACACTTCGTCATCACTATGGCAAAAGCATTTGGTTTACTTGCATGATCATGCACTTGCATACTGCCGGCGAACAGTATTATTGCACACAAGGCAATGAGCGTGTGCTATTGGAAAAGGGCCGTGCATATCTTGTTGATATACAAACGGACCCTATGTTGTGGGATGTGAAAAATACTGGCATGGTCTATGCCAGTATCAAGTTTAAAATACCTACTGCAAAAGTTGTCGAGATACTGCAAGCAGATCCAACACTAGAACTTATTTCTTTAAGTTCTCCATAACCATATCTTTTGCTTTGTCTTCGATGGCAGTATCTTCTGCTATCAGCATTTGTACGGTTACAAGTTTAACAAAGTCTTGCACTTCTGTTAGTCCGCTTTCAGTCCACGAACTGTATTCATGTTTGCGTCCAATGTCGCTCTTGCGAAAGTATTTTTTGTCGTTGGCCAGCTCTTTCAAGCCTCCGTATAACATTGCCTTTACTGTATCTGGTGTCATAATTACCCTATTAGATTTTCTCGCCAGCCTCGAAGCCTCGGAAACGTAAGAACCGCGGAAACCTAAGCGAATAAGTTCCATCCTGATTTTGTGTGATTGCGTCTGCGCGAACTTCAACAACTTGTCCCAGAAGGCGATTTTTATCAGTCCAATAGTCGTCACGGTTAGCATCAGTGAAGCCACTACCCACGTTAACTGTGATAAACTTTCCATCGTCGTCACCTTCGCAAATAATTGCGCCCAATCGTCCCTCATTGCGGCCAGTCCCTTCTTCAACTCCAATAACATTCAAGCTAACTTCAATGAAGGGCTTGAGCTTGAGCCATGCTACGCTACGTTTGCACTGGTAGTACGCACTTGGGTCCTTGAGCATAATGCCCTCGTAGCCGCCAGCAATAGCCATTTGATTGATTTCTTTGTAACGCTTTTGACCCTCAGCAGTATCCAAGTCAACCAGTTCGTGCCCAACAACTTGTACGCTAGGCAAATCTGCTTGATACTTGTCAATAATTTCTTTGAGGTTTTGACTACGGATCAATTGATATGTGTCATGCTTGCCAGTTTCAAAGTCAGCCAGCGGCATCATGTCAAATAAGTTAAGCACCGCATCTGCACTTTGCACATCACTTTTACGATGCACTTGCTTCATCAAGTCCTGGAAGCTCGAGCTCATAATCTCGCCGTCAAATACATAAGGGACTTTGAAGTTATGTGCAATCTTAGCGAATTGTGCTGTAACGTGCGGGAAGTTTACCAGCTCTTTACCATTACGGCTAAACTGATCAACGCGGCCATCAGGATACACAATAGTAATGACACGCACGCCATCGAGCTTGACTTCAATGAGCTTTTTGCCAGCCACTTTGGACTCGTGATTAGTGCTATCGTGAGCAAGCTGACAGCTAAAGACAGGTACTGCATATTGTGGGAAAGCCTTTTCTACAACATTGTTAACAGTCTTTTCGCTCATACCGCATCGCAGATCCTTAATAAGGATTCGACGGTACCAGTAATTCCATTCGTCTTCTTTTGCGGCACTAAGGCAAAGCTCAATGGCCGTTTTAGCCTCGTTGCCAGTCAATGCCCGTGTACGCAGATTTTCTGCTAACTCAAGGAACGCATCCCATGGGAGTCCTTGCCCATCAGGCCCGCCATGAATAGGCACTTTCTTAACGCCAAAAGTAACCATGGCATCGAATGCCATTTTGCACCCTTCAAAGAAAATGTCATTGCCAGCAGTTGCAGTGGCTTTAATAACACCTTCCTTGAACAGGCGACTGTTATCAGATTCTAGTTCTTGAATAATTTCAAAAGGTTGTCGCATGTTTTTTCCTATTAAACAACTTGATAAGGCTTGTTCCACTCACCGATGTTAAGGTGAATGTAAAATGCAGTATCAAAGTAATCGGATTGAATATCCGAACGGTCGTACCAACCACGTGCAGGCGCAGTTTTGATAATTTTAATCACTTCGCCAATAACCTCTGCGGCTTCTGCGCCAAAGTGGTCTTCGTACCAATATTGGTTAACTTGGATATTGCGTTTTGCACGGAGATAGTCTACATTGGCTCCTGGCGTACCTTTTGACAGGTAGTCCTCGATAAAGTCAATGGGACCTTGCTTAATTGTAACATCAACGCTCAGGCTTCCGCTACCTTTACGTGCGCCAAATTTGTATTGTGGGAAACGTGCTTTGAGTGCTTCGCGGATTGCTTTAACTTCTTCAGCGTTGATATAAGCCATTTGGTGCTCCTTTTGCGTTACAATACAAGTATTATACAGTCAAATCCAATTTATGTCAATTAAATGACAGCTACCTTAAACATTTTAAGGCTAGAATTGTCGCCGCAGATGTTGACATGTGTGTCAAATTTCGCACCATTCTGGGCAGGAACAAACAAAGTTAACCAAGTGTTAAGAAATCCAGGCTTTGCAGTAGGTCCAACTTTGATGCTAACAACTTCTGCACGGCGAGTACCAGCGGCGCTAGTATACACAATTTTAGTTCCAATTGCCAGTTCCATTGCGGACTCCGTTTGCGTTACAATACAAGTATTATACAATAAATTGGATTAATTGTCAAGGCCAAACTTAACACGGCCCAAACAGGCCATCATTAATTGTCCCACAAAGTCCTCGGGTAATACTTCAGTATTACATCTTGCATAGCCTTTCTTTTGCTTTTTATATGCAACTTCTTCGGCTTCATACAAGGAACTGTATTGCTTAAAAGAAAGGCTACCCTTGCGGCGCCCCCAAAAAGTAAACACACCTTGGCTAGTTTCGACTAGGCCGTAAATTTTGTCATGCCCTTCGGACTTGTTCCATCCTAGAAACACAAAGTTATTTTCGCCTACTTCCATACCGCCTCCGGTTTTGTTACGATTTCAGTATTATACAATTAATTGGATTTATTGTCAACCGCCGTAAATTTACTTTGGTATTCCCTGTAAATTTACTTTGGTATTTCAGTAACTACGGCCCACTTGCCTAAAGGACAGCGGGTTTTTTGGAAGCTAGCCTTGGCGGGAAGATAGCACCAACATTTTTTGCATGTCCATGCAGGTGGTACAAAGAACTCACAGTTAGCACACACTGACAAGCGTCTTTCTTTTTCTTGGGCAGGAACACGTTCTAGCATACCATTATTTAATTGCTCGAAATTCACTTTGATGCTATACTAATGTTTTGGCAACCAGCTTAAATATCACTATGAGCAACGACACACTTGTATTAAACGCAGACTACCAACCTTTGTGCTTAGTTCCTCTGAGCACGGTAGACTGGCAGACAGCTATTAAGGCAGTCTTTTCTGAAAAAGCCATTGTTATTAAAAACTATGAAGACTGGGAAGTGCATAGCCAGCATTTGACTATTCCTGTCCCTAGCATCATTGTGGCTACCAAGTATGTAAACCCTAGCTTCGGTGTGGCTTTCAACCGTAAAATGGTTTACATGCGTGACGGATACCGTTGTCAGTATTGTGGCGATGAGTTCCATGCCGACGACTTGACGTTTGACCACGTTATCCCACGTAGCCAGGGCGGCGAAACTAACTGGGATAACATTGTAACGGCTTGCCGTACATGTAACTTCGTTAAAGGTACTGACCCAATGGAACCATTGGTTGCACCTCGTGCGCCTACTTATTGGGAAATGGCTAAACTTGCTCGTAAACAAACAATTTACATTCGGGACGAAGCGTGGAAGGAATACATCCACTGGCCTGATGAGTTAGTAAAGGCCGCATGACAGTAGACGGAACAGGTATAAGTCACAGCAGAAGTGGAGTAGATCCTGCAATTAGCAATTATGACAAGCTGGTTGCAGAAACTGCTTTACTAGGCATAGGCGATTTCGAACCGTTAGACTTTCTAGTTAACACTGCCCAACTTGAACAAGAGTTGGCAGTGTTTTCCAACGACTGGGTTGACTATTTGCCACGCACAGATAGGCCAAACAACCGCAAAGGTCTTAGCTTAACTACCCTGGACATTGAAGGCTGGGATCATCGCAGTTTGCCCAGCTTGCCCGAAGCCGCGCAAGCATTGGGCCGCCCCGTGGGAGACAGCGCATTTACCAAACCCACACCCTTGTATGATGCGTGTGCTAGCCTGCATCCATTGTTCCAAGAGTTTGCACCTGTTGGCCGTAGCTTTTTTGTCAAGTGCGACACTGGCGGCTACTTTGTTCCGCATAGGGACAGCCCAGGATTCCCACGTAGAGAATTTAGATTAGCCTGCTTTGTTAAGAACGTTGCCCCACTACAATACGATTGGTGGATGGATGACAAGAAGATTAACATTGAGCAAGGCCGTGTATACTATGTAAACACGAAAAAGACGCATAGAACAATCAGCTGGACAGATGATAGCATCCACTTGATTATGAATATTCCATTTACAGTTGCAAACGTCAATAAGGTTATTGCACATCTGCAACATAGACATTGATGCTTATTACATGCGGACCCGCAAACGACCGTAGAACGTTTAACATTTACATTCCTGTATGGCCAAAGAAGATTGGCGTAACAGTTAGCGGCGGCTTGGACAGCGCCATATTGCTATACATTGTGGCAAAATTAAACAAGGCCTTACCACAGCCCAAAGAACTAATTCCGTTTACTGTGCCTAGAACAGATGGTGCGTACAGATACAGTCCCGACATTGTGCAATATGTTAACCGTGTGCTAGATTTAAACTTACCTGCGCCTGTACAAGTGGGCGATCCATCTGTGCATCACAGTAAACAAGTTGAAACAGGCACGCTGGAAGTACTGAACACAGGCATTGCTGATTACATCTTTTACGGCAGTCAGCAAACTCCGCCAGAACAGTGGCCCATGCCCGGACTGTATCCAGAACGTCCTACACATAACAACTACAAACGTGCTCAAGTGCCATTTGTTGAGTTAGACAAGCGCCATACATTAGAACTGTATTACCAGTTCGGGCAAGAAGAGCTGCTAGAACTTAGTCACAGTTGTACAGAACAGCAAGTAGGACGCTGTGGACAATGTTTTCAATGTGCAGAACGCCATTGGGCATTTACACAATTAACCAAACGTGATCCAGGTATACAATAATGGCCTACTTCTTAGAAAACAAGTTAGACATGTTTACCCGCACCCAACTGCTAATGGAGCACAGGGCCACGGGCTACAAAGAAGAGCTCAAAGAGTATGACCCTAACAGTTATGCTCAGTACAAAGGCCGCTACTTTTCTAACCTAACACCTAGAGTTCTAGAAATTGTTACGCCTATAATCAATGAAGAACTAGGACAAGGTACATGGAAAATTGACAGCGGTAACTTCTTTGATACCCGTGTACCATATCGTATTCATACAGATACTGGTTTGCCCGACCCTAGTCCGTGGAAAACATTTGTATTCCCATTAAAAGTATTTGCAGGCACAGACTACAATCCCGCGGGTAATGCTCTATATGTGCTTAACCAACGTTGGTATGGCCCAGCGGCATTCTTTGTCAAAGGTAGTACAGACGTAGTGGAGGAATACAACAAAGTTGTCACAGACTACTCTGAAGTTGCTGAACTGGATAGGGGATTTGATGAAGAACTGGTTGCAGATTGCAGTCATTTGCCGCGTAGTAACTTTGAGGGATTAACAGTCAAACAACGTTTTGATTGGAAGCCCGGCAACGTTATGGTGTTTGACAGAAGGCACTTACATGTGGCCAGCAATTTTTTAAGAGCTGGCGCACATGGTAAGATTGGGCTTAGTATCTTTACTAGTGCTTTAGAGGATTAACCCCTACGCATAGTTGCAATTTCGACAGCTTCTTCGTCACTGAAGATAGGAACACTATTACTCTTATGCATAGTGCCAATACCTAGCATTTTTGTGCCAGTGTATTGCTGAGTAGGCTTACTGCTAGCAATGCCTTCGCCGGTATTGCGGCTGGGAATGTGTGCAGTAGAGCCGCGGCCAGCTGGTGCAGACAACGAATACGTTAGTGGCTCGGCCTGCATGGCACGGTTACGACGGCGCTCTTCCTCTAGTACACCATGGCTCTTTTTAAGCTCGTGCCAGCTGGCATCCAGTGCTTCTGCCCTGCGTTTGGCTTCTGCGCTTGCAAACTTACGTTTACCTTTTTTGCGTCCAGTAGTACTAAGGCTTGGATGTGCTAAGTGCATGGTCATAAATTTCTCCAGAAAACTGCCAAATAAATACTATTTTACAATAAATCATTATTCATGTCAACCGATTTAAACAAAGGATACCAATGCGGCCCAAAGGACTGCGCCATTATTATAAAAGAAAATGGCCAGCTGGATTTCATTTACCCTAGTTTGTCACGTAGTTTAGAACTACCTAAAAACGTTGAGTTCTTTAAAGAAGTCATTAAGCTGATCAATACTCAGATGCTTAACGACGATAACGTTGCAGACTTGTTAGACAAGATTGAAATACAACAAGCAAAGCCTACTTTGCATTAAGTATGTAGTTTATTTTACTGGTAAATATTAGTATGGCAACATTAACATATAAAGGCTTTACGACACAAACACCCGCATTAAAAGCGTATGATGTGGACTTAGCCAAGCAGGATTTACTCAATCATTTTATGACTCGCAAAGGCGAGCGTGTTATGGCGCCTGAGTTTGGTACTAACATCTGGGAACTGTTATTTGACCCATTAACACCGGAATTACAAAACTACATTAAACGTGAATGTGAATCTATTGTAGCGCAAGATATCAGATTCCAGTATATGGGTACTGAAGTTATTCAAGTGCCAAACGGGTTCACATTAGTAATAAGATTGGTTTATTTGCCAGATAACTTAGTAACAGATTTACAAGTAGAATTTGATGCTAATTCGGCAATACAATAAGGTTAAGCAATGACTCAAACTATCAGACAAGAAAATTTATTTGCCGCAGAGAACTGGCAAAGTGTATATCAAAGTTTCCGTAATGCAGATTTCCAAGCCTACGACTTTGATACATTGCGTTCGGCAATGATTGACTACATCCGTACAAACTATCCCGAAGACTTTAATGACTGGATCCAGTCCAGTGAGTTTGTTGCCCTTATTGACTTAGTTGCGTTCTTGGGACAAAACTTAGGTTTCCGTATTGACTTAAACAGCCGTGAAAACTTTATTGATACCGCAGAGCGTAAGGAAAACGTATTGCGCCTTGCTCGCTTCTTGAGCTATAACCCTAAGCGTAACATTGCCGCACAGGGTTTAATGAAAGTTAAAGCAATCAAGACTACGGAAAGCGTATTAGACAACACTGGCAACAACTTGGCTAACAAAACAATCCAATGGGCAGGTGTCAATGATCCCGATAGTTTTGAAAAGTTCATTACTATCATGAACAGCGCATTTAGCAACAACCACTTGTTTGGTAATCCTATTAAAGCAGGCACTGTAGGCGGAGTTACCAGCCAGTTGTACAGTTTGAATTCTGTGCCAGACCAACAAGTTGCCATTGGCTATACTGCAAACGTTGCAGGTGTTAGCAGTAACTTTGAAATCTGTAACAGTGACTTTGCTGACCTAGGTTACTATGAAGAAGCAACACCGGACCCGATGGCGGCATTTAACTTGTTATACCGTAATGACGGCACAGGTAATACCAGTGCCAATACTGGCTTCTTTGTTACATTCAAACAAGGACAGTTAAACAAGAATGACTACCAATTAAACGATTACATTGAAAATCGTGTGCTAGACATCGACATTGAAAACATTAACGAGCAAGACGTTTATGTACAGACAATCAACGAAGACGGTAGCGTAGTTACTAACTGGAAGAATGTACCTAACCTAGTAGGTAACAACGTAATTTACAACAGCTATAGTCTAGGCGAACGCAAAATCTGTAGCGTAATTACTCGCGACAGTGATAAGATTAGTATTAAGTTTGGCGATGGATACTTTAGTGATGTTCCACGTGGCATCATTCGTGTATGGACACGTAGTAGCAACGGCCAAACATATACAATTCGTCCTGATGATATGAAAAACATCACCTGGGACATTGCATACTATGACAAAGTTGGCAAAAAACAATTTCTAACATTGATTGCTGACTTAGAATATAACGTAAGCAACAGTACACCTGCCGAAAGCATTGATAGTGTACGTGCTAACGCACCTAGCGCATACTACAGCCAGGACCGTATGGTTACTGGACAGGACTACAGCGTATATCCTCTAACACAAAGTAGCAACATCTTAAAGATTAAAGCAGTTAATAGGATTCACAGCGGTTTCAGTCGCTACACAAACGTAACTGACCCAACTGGAACTAACCAAAGTTTGGATATTTTCAGTGATGACGGTTATGTGTACAAGGATGAGTTTTACACTACAAACTATTACACAATCAGCAACAACTATTTCTTGCGTAACTTGATTACAGAACACATTTCTGGCGCATTTGCACAACCAGAAGTAGTTAACATGTTCTACAGCATTTACCCTGCTATCAACTATACAGAAGTTGTGGGTGGCACTACCGGTGTAACTTGGAATAGAACAACTATCAACAGCGGTAGTAGCACAGGTTACTTTACTGGAGTTCCACAAAGCGGATCTACTGCTGAAGTTATCAAAGTAGGTACAGCTACCACTGGCTTATTGCGCTTATTGCAACAAGGATCCCTTGTTGAATTTGATACCAACGGCACCAAAGCATGGAGCGCCATTACAAACGTCTACGGCAATGGCTTAGGCGAACAAGATCTAAACGGCATAGATACCGGTAAAAAGCTAGACGGCTCTGGAACAGTGGCATTGACAAAGAACGTTAAGTCAGGCAGTACAATTACACGTATTATTCCTAGATTCAAGCAAGTATTCAGCACTACTGAATACAATCTAATCTTTGACTTACTGGTTGCTAAAAACACCTTTGGTATCCGTTATGATTACCTAACACAAACTTACAAAATTGTAAGCCAAAACAACTTAGGTACCAGCACATTCTACAGCGATGAATTCGCCGGAGATGTTAGCGAGCTTAATAAAGACAATAGCTGGTTAATCAAAGTTACATACGAAAACGGACAATATGTAGTTGTTAATAAAGCTGTCCGATATATTGTAGGCAGTGAAAACAAAGTACGATTCTTCAATGAAAACTTTAAGAAAGCACTTAACAGCGAAACAACTAAGGTTGAACGCGACAGCATTTACTTCTTGCAAACTAATACCAACGCCGCTGGCACAGGTATTTTGGGTAAGAAAGCCGAGTTTAAGAGCGACAAATACTTTATCGGTGCAGATAGTTATACCGACAACACCAAGCTAGTTGTTTCAGTATCCGATGACAACAGTGACTTCTTACCAGACGATCCGTATGTGTTTGAAAGCCTAGTAGGCTCAAATCAAATCAAAGTTGACTACGCAACAGTTAACGGAATTACTTTCCAACAAGCGTATGGCGATGACTACGATGATACTGCTACCACACAATATGTAACTGGCCGTAAAGATTTGTACATGCAGTGGCATCACGTTGCCGAAAGTAACCAGCGCATTGATCCTAGCACAATTAACATCATTGACTTGTTTGTATTGACTAGCGATTATGACTTAACATATCGTCGTTGGTTGAAGAATGGTGGCAAGATTCAAGATATGCCGCTACCTCCAACACCGCAAGAGTTGTATCAAAACTTTGCCGCATTGGAAGATGTTAAGACAAGTAGCGATACAATTGTATATCGTCCAGCCAAGTACAAGTTATTGTTTGGCAAGTATGCCGACAAAGAGCTGGCAGGTAAATTTAAAGTAATTAAGATGCCTGGTACAGCAATGACAGACAACGAAATTAAGAGCAAAGTGTTATCAGCTATCGATGAGTTTTTCTCAATTGTTAACTGGACATTTGGCGAAACATTTTATTTTACAGAACTAGCGGCTTACATTCACACTAAGCTAGCTGGTTCAATTAGCTCTGTGGTTTTAGTTCCGCAAGGCACCAGCACAACTTTCGGCGACTTGTTCCAAGTTAGCAGTGGCGCAAATGAATTGTTCATAAGTAGTGCAACAGTAGATGACATTGATATTATCACTCAACTAACTGATGTTAATTTAAAACAGATTAAGGGTTAAGATGGCAGAAAAGAAGAATTTCTCCGCACAGCCAGTAGTAGCTAGCAAGAATACAGTACCAGGAGAAGCCACTGGTAATGAGATGTTACAAACAAGTAACTTCTTGCCTGGCTATTTCCGAACAGATACAAACGTAAAGTTCTTGTCTACAACATTAGACAAACTTGTAAGCAAAGGCACACCTGAAGATATTAATCTGTACATAGGTAAAAAGAGTGGTACAATCTATCGTCCTACAAAAGATTTTTACTTAGAAGAAATTAGATCTATTAGATCCGATTATCAGTTGGAGCCAGGCGTAGTTTTCAACGACATTGACGGTAACGTAGTTGATGCGTTAGCCTATGACGATATGCTTGACCAGTTAAAACTTAACTGGAGTAAAACTAAGCCAGATTACTTAGATAGCGAATACTACATTTGGAACCCACCAATTGATGCAGATATGTTTACAAACTTTACCAGCTACTACTGGTTGAAGTTTGATCCACTGCCTATTCAATTAGAAGGCCAAATCGACGTTACGTCGGATATTATTGGTAAGCTACAGTACACAACACCTGCACAACCAAACGGTAAAACGCTTACGTTCCATAACGGGATGAAGATTTACTTTATTAATAAGAACGCTATTACCGGCTTCAGTGGACAAAACCCAGGTACTGGCTACACTAACGGATACTATGAAAATGTAACACTAGTAGGATTGACAGAAGATGTAGTTGGCGCAGGCGTAAAAGTTAACTTAACTGTACAAGGCGGCCAAGTTACTGATGTTGAATTAGTCGACGGCGGACAAGCATACAACGTAGGCGACATCTTACGTTGTGGGCCAGGCGTTATCGGCGCTGGCACAGACTTTTCTGTAACAGTAACAAGCATAACTGCACCTACCGTAACTCCTGCCGAATACGTAAGCAATCCTGATCCATTAATCGACCCTACATACTTTATTGTCAGTGGTGTTGGTGACAGCATCAAATTGATTCCTAGTACGGCTCTAGACCCACGTACACCATATACAATGTTAGCTTATGTGCCATGGGATGGTGTTAACTGGGATCGCAAGAAATGGGATACTAGCGAACCTGCGCCTATACAAAAAGAATATATTGTCATGGAACGCGGCGCATTAGACCAAAACCCATGGAGCAGAACAAACAAGTGGTATCACGTTGATGCAGTTAAAGCAGTATGTGAGTACTTGGATGTTAATAGTGCAGACTACTTAAAAATAGAACAACGTGCCGCACGTCCTATCGTTCAGTTTAATAGAAACATTGAACTGTTTAACTACGGTAAAAATCCTAAGACTCCTGTAGACTTGGTAATTGACGGCATTGCTCCTAGCACTATTACTGCTGAAACAGCGTACACTATTGACGGCATTACATTGAAGAATGGATACAGAGTTGTATTCATTAACGGCAATCACAGCTACAACAATAAAATCTATCAAGTAACTGGTGTTGGTTCGGGCATCAGCTTTGTTGCAGAACCAGACAGCGTTGCACAAGCGGATGATAAACTGTTTGTATTGCGCGGTAGTACATACATTTACAAAGAACTATGGTTCGACGGCCAAACATGGTTGTTGGGTCAAAACAAAATAAAACGTGATCAATTCCCATTGTTCACATTATATGATAAGAATGCCGTTGGTATTGGCAATACAGCCGAATACCCAGACAGTGACTTTGCAGGTAACACCCTGTTCCAATACCAAAACGGAACAGTATACGATGACGAGCTAGGTTTTAATATTGCATATGAAAGCACAAACTTTGACATCATTGACAATGCTAGTCCGTTTGCTAAGACATTTACAAACATTGTATTTGACGTAACGCAAAACAATCCTATCTACTACAAAGATATGCTAGGCTTGCGTAGTCAAATTGCGGGTAACTATTACTACCAGTACTGGGACGAAAAGCTAAACCGTTATAACCAAAGCAATGGTTGGGTTAAAAACAGCGAGCCTCCAAAGACATATCAACGCATTAGTAAAACAGTTAACAACAAGTATGCAACCAATGTGGTAACTATTCCATTGGACAGCACACCTAGCTACAGGTTCATGCTAACACAAGAATATGGCCAGCCTGTATTCTGGTGCATGAGCAAGAACGGTGAGTGGGAAAGATTTGACCCCGTAACTAACACACTAGTAGTTCCACTAAACGGCATTGCTACAGTTCTTAACATGTCAGACTTGCCGTTGACGTTTGTAGATGATAACAATGATCCTGACATGATTGCAATCGGTAATAACGGTGCAACATCTGGCATTATTGAAATTGGTTGCTTGGAAGCAGTAAACTTCCGTTACGAGTTTAACGGTCAAGTAGGCCAAGTAATTGTTACTGATATGTATAACGATCCGCGTAGTTTCCTAGTACGTGTAAACGGCTACGACAAAACTACTGGATTTACTTACGCAGAAAACAACGGCGCCATTGATATTACATTCGACAGTGCAGAATTAACCAATGGCGATATCATCGAAGTATTGTTTGAAAGTTCGTTAGAGTGGGGTGTTTATGCCGTACATAGTACTATTGAAGCTAACGCAAATAATGAAACATTCCTAAGCGTGGGCTACAACCAAGTATTCAACCACTTTAAGAGTAAACTGCTAGGCACATACGGTTTAGTAGGACAAGGCTACGGAAAAAACAACTACTACAACATTCACAAAAATGCCGGTGCTGGTTGGGTAATCCAACAACAAGAAAATAGCTCGCTTAAACTGGCCGCATTGTTGCGTCTAAATGAAACCAACCCAATCAACGTACTACGTTTTGGTGCAGAGCAAGCTAAGATTTTTAAACAAAAATTCCTACAAAAGATTTCTGTATTAGTCAATGAAGTTGACGTAGTTGAAATGTCTGTACCAGATATGTTGGATAAAGTTCTTACTGACATCAACGTAGGTAAGAGTTCTGACTTTACTCATGCATACAGTGACATGGTTTACTATGGTGCAGTTAAGAGTTCAGTTAGCTATACTGTTAACGACCTAGCACCGACTACTGTAACATACGCATTGCCAATCGCTGTAGACATTGCAAGTCCGTACAGAAACCATGTTTACGTATACATTGACAATGTTATCCAATCACAAGGTACCGACTATACGCTAAACAGTACATCAATTGACTTAGCACCATTCACTGGTCCATGTACAATTAAGATTGTTGTCTATGAAACAAAAGACAACAGCTTTGTTCCGACATCGTTGAGTAAGTTAGGCATGGCGCCAGTGTACCGTCCGCAATTTGTTTGGGACGACACATATCCTACAACTACTAAATTCATTCAGTGTCATGACGGTAGCATGATTGTTGCGTATGACGATTACAGGGACGATATCATATACGAATTTGAAACTCGTATCTACAACAACATCTACGACAAGTTCAAGCAAAAGCGTTTCCAATGGGCTAACGCAGAGCCAGGTGTATTTAGAGCAACACGAGTCAGCAGGGAAGACAAAGCAAACTATGTAGGCGACTTGTTCAGACTATGGAAGACTACCAATGGCGTTAACGCATTGGACAACAGCCAATTCTATCAGCAGCCTAATAAGTTTACATGGAACTACTCTACTGTAAGCAATGGTCTAGGCGGTAGCTGGAGAAGCATTTACAAAGCTCTATACGATACTGACCGTCCACATAGCCATCCATGGGAAATGCTTGGATACAGCATCAAGCCAACTTGGTGGGATCAGTACTATAGCTGGACCGACCCATATAAGCGCCAACCGCTAATAGATGCGTTACAAGCAGGTAATGTGGCATGTCCTCCTAGTGTTGTAATTGATCACAGATTTGCACGTCACGGCATTATAATGCCAGTATCATATTCTGGCGAACTACAAGATCCTGTAACAGCAGGTCTGTTAACAGCACCAAGTCAAGAAAACGCACAACTAGATTGGGTAGCAGGCGACTTAGGTAACCAAGAACTTGCATGGACTCGCAGTGAAGAATATCCATGGGCTTTGGCACAATGGTACTATACTGTTGCTCCGAACAAATACATTGAAAAGTCATGGCAACCAGAGTACGAAAGTACAGACTTTTACAATACGCAATACTCTGTTAGCGAACTACAAAGTGCTCGTCCTTCTGCGGGGGAATACATATTCCATAGAGAATTGTACAATGACGAAGTCACGGTCCGATATGGTTTAGAAAACATCATCGCTGAAAGTTTAATCAGCGATAGTAAGACGCTGTCTGATTATTTCTACAATCAAATCCGTTTTGCTACTATACAGAATATTTTCAAAGTTGGCGGATTTGCTGACAAACGTAACTTGTCGTTCTTAGCTGACAGTTTAAAAACTCAAAGCGGTGGCAACTTCATTCCTGAAGAAAACTACAACTTAACATTCTACAAAGGAACTCCTTATAAAGAATTCTTCTACAGCGGTGTTAAGGTAATTTACAACGGCACCGGCTATGAAGTGCAAGGTTACGATTTTGTTAACCCTTACTTTACAGTATACAAGCCAAAGAACTCAACCCGTGTTACTGAGTTTACATACGGTAACATCACAGTTAAAGAGGCACTAGATTGGGAAACTACTTCTAGTCAAATTGACTACGGCACAACATTTAACAGCAGAGAAGGTGTTGTTAACTTCTTGCTAGGCTTACAACGCTGGGTCTCTGAACAAGGACTAGTGTTCTCTGACTACGACAGCAACATGAACAGCATCAAAGACTTCCGTCAAAGTGCTCAACAGTTCTTGTTCTGGAGCGAAACTAAGTGGACAGAAGGTTACTTTATTGCACTAAGCCCATGCGCTAACAAGTTAGTCATTCAAAATGCACAAGGCTTTGTTGAAGACTTTAATCAATTAAGTCGTGGCTTTGCGCCATTGATTGACAAAGACAAAGTACCATTGGATGTAAGCAATGTACGTGTAACTCGTGCAGACGACGGTGTAACTATTGTAACTACAAAGAGTGATCAAACAGGCCTGTTTGGCGTTCGTATTAGAATCATTGACATTGAACATGCCGTAGTGTTTGACAACATCACAGGCTTTAACGATATCATATATGATCCAGTACTACGTTTGAAACAGTACAGATTAAAGTTTATTGGACAACGTACTGCTGATTGGATGGGACGACCTAGCGCACCAGGTTACTTAATTAACGGTAGCACAGTTATTGCTAACTACGACAGAACAATCAGTGATATGGAAACACGCTACTTCAACGTTGAAGGTAGCACACTAAACACACGTCTAGTCGAAACAGCACGCCACAACTTAGGCATCAACACAACTAGTTACTTAGATAACTTGTTGTTGAATCCTAGTGTAACGTTTGAATTCCAACGCGGCATGATTCGTCAGCAAGGTACTCCTGCGGTATACAATAAACTACTACGCAATACAAACGTAGAAGGAACAATTAATACCTTACAAGAACTACAAGTCGACGAAGAGTGGATGTTTAAGTTAGGCGAATTTGGCGCCAACGAAACTCAAGCGGCATGGGAACTACAGTTAAAGCAACGTGAATTTAAAGACAACAAACAGTTGTTTAGATTCTTGCCAGACTACGATCCTACAACGGAACGTAGTAACTTAGATAGAAGCACAGATAGAATTGTTGACATCATGGCGTCGGATAATCGTTGGATTGATCGACCAGGTGTAGAAAACTTATCATTCCCTGTACGCAAAAAGTCAGAAATTACAGACGACCAAAATGAAGTTGTATTTGATACAGACTTGCCTAACGCTGGCTTTGCTAACTTTGATAACGTTGACTTTGTAACAGCCGATACTACTTCTATTGCAGACTTATATGACAGCATCGATGTAGCAGACAAGCCAACTATCTGGGTTGGTAACTACAAAGAAGGTAAGTGGAATGTATTGGCACAGCAAAACTCTTACACAGTAGTAGAGATTGCAAAAGCAGATACAAGTCCAACAGGTGCTACTAACGTTACATTTAGTGCCGCACACAACATGGTTGCAGGCGATGTTCTATTGTTTACAGGAACAGATAGTAGCGCAACCATTGACGGTATTGTTGTAATTGACAAAGTAGTAGACACACTAACTGTACAAATTTCTACAATCGTAACAGATGCAGGTACAACAGGTACTGCATACTTGTACGCACCTACGGTATTTGCTACAAAAGCAGAATTGGATATAACAATTGAAAGTTCACGTTATAACTGGATAGATAACGAACTGGCCTATGTTGAAGAAGATTCAGGATACACAGTTTACCAATGGCAAAACGAATACAGAGTAGACAATGAAATCACAATGATTCCTGTACTGTATCAAGCATTTGATCAGTTCAGCAAAGAAAGTCCACTAGTAGACACTTATAAAGTCAGTGAAGCAAATATCTATGACCACAAGCTAGATAGAATCCTCATCGACTTAGAATTGTTTGATCCATACAAAGGAATTATTCCTAGTGTGGCAGATATTGAAATTGACCACAAAGGCAATGTTGACCCTGCACAGTATGAAATCAGTACAGATGACAATGTAACAGTTAACCCAGATACCTTCTGGGGAGAACGCCAAGTTGGTACAGTATGGTGGGACACTAGTAACGTCAAATATGTTGAGTACGAACAAGGAACACTAGACTACAGAAGTAAAAACTGGGGCAAGTTGTTTACTGGCAGTACCATCGATGTTTACGAATGGATCGAAACTACGGTAGATCCGGTAGCATACAATGATGCAGTAAGCAAAGGCAATCCAGTTGACGGACAAGTTCCTACCGGAACAGCCAAAGTAACGCCTAACGGTGACATCAACAACTCCAGTTACAGTACAAAGGTATATGTAACAGAAACAGGTGCAGATGCTACCAAGTACTACTTCTGGGTTAAAAACAAAGCTACATTGCCAAGCAACCGCAAGGAACGTAAGATTCCTGTTGCTGGTTTAGCAAGTATTATCACTGATCCTACTAACAGCGGCATTAGCTGGTTTGCTCCTATTAGCAAAGATTCGTTTATCATTGCTAACGTTACACAGTTTTTAAACGATGTGTCTACTAGTTTGCAGATTAAGTTCAAGGCTGACGATTCTAACGTACACAGCCAATGGATGATCCTACGCGAGAACGACGGTACAGTGGGTATTCCAGAGTGGCTACACATTAGACTGCGTGACAGTTTAGTTGGCTACGACAGTACTACCTATGTTGCAGACTATACAACATATGAGCCAAATACTGCTTATGTATTTGGATCCATTGTTAAACAGAACAACAACTATTACAGGGCATACAGAACTTTTACAGACGAGGACACAGCACGAGCATTTGGTCAGCAACCATTCTACAAGTTGTATGAATACACATTGCTAGCCAACAATAAGATTAAGATGCCATTGCCTAACGATGTACCTGATCCAAGACTAAATCAGTTTAACCGTTACGGTAACCGTATTCGTCCTACACAGCAAAGCTGGATCCGCAATCGTAGTGAAGCTCGTCGTAACTTTGTAGAAGTTGCTAATCAGTTGTTGGCAAAAATTGACTTA